CAAGTCCTTGGAATTGTTCTTGCTCAGCTTCTAATTGTGTGTAGTTTTCAAGAGTGCCAGCGTAGATTGAGCTGAGCTTTTCCATCGTAGGAAGCTCTGCTGCAATTATTTCGTATCCAGTCTTAGCTGCTGATGCACTTACACCAGCTTGCTGAATAGCTTCTGCACCCATTGTATCAACATTAAGATTTGAATAAAGCTTAGACTTAGTATATGATGCAGCAAGATCTGCCTGCAATCCTTGCTGAATGGCGGCTCCACCGATCTCAGCAGATACAACCTTGCGCTCAAGGGCTGGAAGTTGTTGTGTTGGATCTAGCATAGTTGCTACAAGATCTGCTGTCGAAAGAGTAGGATAAAACTTTTTGAACGCAGCTAACTTTTCTGGTTCGCTTTTTAAGATACGATCATACGCAAGGGATACACGACTTGCCGCCTCATCGGGCGATACCATATTGCCAATAAGTGTTGCATATTGTGTTTGATTAGCAAACTGTGGGAGTTCGTATGCTGTGAATGTCTTAGCATAAGCTGCTTCATTAGCTAGGTAGGTCTTCTCATCTAGCATAGGCTTACCAGCTTTAGCTAAAAGATCGTTACCCGAGAAGCGCTTAAGATAGTTTGCATTATACTTCGTATCATTACGAAGTAAAGTAAGTAATCCTTCACCAGAAATTCCTGGATTATCAACTCGGATTGCTTCAAGTGTTGCAGCTAATCCTTCTATACCGTATGCTTTAAGCCCAGCTAAGATAGCATTAAATTCTGGATCTTCTTCTGGTTTGTTTATATCTTCCCAAGCTCCATAAGTAAATCCGCCTTTCCCATCAGCATACTTCTTACGTTGCTTCTTTCCATCGGGTGATACTTCATACCCTAAATCTGTTCCAGCGGGAGGAAGCGCTGCTAGAGCATCGGCCTGTCGTCTTGCATTAGCGCTATCACTCATTCCAAGAGATTCAGGTGATGCAAATACTGGACCTGGTTTTGCTGCTGGAGTTGATGGAGACTTCTTAGTTGTATTGCCAGTAGGAGCTTTTTTAGATACACTACCCATTAAACCTGGAAGAGATGTTGTAGGTTTTGCAGGTGCTTGTTTGGAGACTGAGCCCATTAATCCTGGTAAGGTTGCCATTATACATTAACTCCAAACGCAGTTGCCATAGTGCGAAGATCGCCCTTAATGGTATCCTTGTAAAATTTAGTTTCTTTAATTTCAGGCTTCTTCCATTGCATTTTTTCCCAAGCATCTACTGGGATTGGTGTCGTTCCAGATGCTACATCTGTAAGGTCAGCGACCTTTGGAGCTTTTCCATATATGGTTTGGTACTTCTCGATATAAGGACCTAGTAGATCTTTAACACTATTTCCAGCTAGTATCTGCTCTTTAAATGCTGGGAACTGTGTAATAGCCTGTGTTGAAATATTATTTAAAGCATTCTGCAAAGCTTGTTCGCTACGGATACCTTTAAGAGCTTGTCCATATATCTGCTTATCTGATACAGCTATACCGTTGTCAGTGTATGCATTACGAATCTTCTTTATTACAGAACCAAGTGAACCCTTTTCGAGTGCTATATCATCAGCCTTATCTGGCGTCTTTATAGCCTGAGCATACCTTTGCATAGCCGTTTGTTCTACATACTTAAGGAAGATATCCTCTTTCTGCTGTGCGCCTATGCCACCACCTGCACGAAGTTCAGCTTTATTTACATCTCTTACGTACGCATCGACTATCTTTTTATCGACTGGCGTATCAAACAGATCCATAGTCTTAGCATTAAACTCAGACATAAGATCAAACTTAGAGGATACTGCAGTTCCACTAGCACTTACTTTACCAAAGAATTGATTTGCAAGTCCTGGATTTTGTACAAATGTAATAAGGCTTTCTTTATAATCAGCTGCACCAGTCGTATCAGCGTGAGCCATAATCTTGCCAAGAGCTGTATAGTCTTCACTGCGAAATGAAACTGTATTACCTTGTGCACGAATGAATGATTCCGTTGGTGCTTGACCTTTGCCATATAGTCCTGGTACTGCAGCTAATTGAATAAGAAGATTGGCTTTATCAGCATTCGATAAGGTTGCAACCGCAATATAAGGACTATCTGTTGTGTAGCGAATAGTGTTAAATACTGCACGTTGTGACACACCAGAACCTGTCTGATACTGTGGAGTCGTAGCTCCAGTCTTAATGGCAGTTCCTACTGGGATGCCACTAAGGCTTGTCTTTGAACCAGTGGTTGATGTATTAACTGGAGGATTGTTACTTACATCTTCTTTTGGTGTTGTAGTCGTCTTCTTATTAGTAGACTTCTTTTTATTAGATGCCTTAGACTGTGCTGCAAGCGTTGCTGCTTGTCCTGTCGCTACCACAATTAGCCCTCCAATTCTTTCTTAAAGTATGAGTAATATATCTTTTGAAATTCAGGATACTTTTGCAATAAAGACTTAGCTTCCTGTGCTAACCACTCACGTTGAGGCAGTGATGCAGCATTGTTGAGTGTCTTCATACCGCTGGCTTCAAGTGCTTTATCTCTTTGAACTAGATATGCACGTGCCCCAGATAGTGCCTCTGATTCTACAAGCTTCTCATCTTCGACTGCAACTCGCAACTGTGAAATTGCCTTCTCGCGCCATCTGAAATCGAATGTACCAGGGTCATAGCCACGACCGTAGTATGATTCAGTCAATGACTTCTTAGCTTCATCGTACTGTGCTGCGGTCCAGTTTTCACCAACAGAACGTGTCTGTAGTCTATCGATTGCTGCCTTATAGCGGATCTTAGTTGCTTCCTTCATAATGTCTTGAGCTGACATCTTAGAGAAGTTTCCTTGCATCTGCTGGAACTTGTATAGAACCTGTGATAGTTCACCGTTAGGATAGAATGAACCGTATACATCTGGATACTTTGTAAGCACCTCGGGATTATTACGAATCAAAGTGTATGTTGGCAAGTTGGTAGGTTCAAAACCAGTTGTTGTATTTACAATAGCAAATACCTGTTCAGGTCCATAAGTATCAAGGAAGTCAGCATACGCTTTATTCTTATTAGACCCAGCAGCTACCTCAAGATTTTTGAAGTCTGACCATAGCGCTGTGGCTAAAACTCTGTTTCCATCTTTATCTTTAGCCAATGCTTCTGGTCGCATAGAGAATGGAATAGGTGTTAGCGCACCAAAGATACCACGCCACATAGTAAAGTAGCGAGCCATATTATCTGAATCTTTGACCAACTTTGCTTGATCGTCTGGATCATTAAGATCATATGCACCGCTGTTAGCCAAGTACGACATACTTGGTGCAAATGCTGCAGCATACGCTGGTTCGTGCCCAAATGCTCCACTCAAAACGCGTGTCCAGTTACCAGTTAATAATGCGCTATCAATTATACCAGCATTTTTTACATCAGGTAATCCGTAAGGAAACAAGAATCGATATGCATCTTCTTCAAGTGAGGCTGGTAGAATCTTTAATGGATTCTTATTCATAGCATCTAATGCTGCTGTAGCAAACAAGATACCAGGACCAAACCCAGGGAAGAAGCTTCCACCACCAAGTGCGAAGTTAAATGACTGTGGTGTAGCAGAGAATGCCATAGGTCCTTGTAGACGCATAGCTTCTCCACCAGGAAGAATAGTCTGAAGTATGTTTAATCCAGTTGTAGCAAACGGAACAAAGAACTTGCGCTCGCCAGTTCTTGGATCGTTAAAGAAGAATCCTTGGTTTGGATCATAATAATCTTTAGCATCGGTTAACTCATACAGAGCAGATGATGAAGAACTGGTAGACCAGTTTCCAACTTTAGCTGCCTTATAGATCTGATTAGGATTATCTAAGGCAATGCGGCCCCAGCTTTCAATTGTATTTTCCCAAGCCTGCATAAACGGGAAGATAAGACGAAGCTGATGGAACAAAAGATTGCGCTTACTTGCATCATAGAATAGGTTAGCAACCTTCTTGTTAGCTAGATTGGCAGCATATTGATGTGCTTCATCTAGCGTAAGATTGCCCTTACCTTGTGCAGATTCAAGACTCTTCCATACTGGATGCTTAGAACCAACATTCTTTTTAGTTATTGGATTGCGCAATGGCAATAAGCTCTTTTGCGCTACCTTCTGTAGCTGTGCAATAGCATCTGAATCAAGTGCTTGAGATACAGTATTGATTGCATCCCAGTATGATTGACGCCATTCAGGGCCCATAGTTGTAGTCTTTTCAAAGCGAACAGCCTTATCAAAGAACCAGGTTGTTAGCTTTTCAAACTCTCCGCCAAGACCTTTTGTAGATTCAATGCTCTTAACTGGTACTACTACACGTAGTCCTTCCCAGTTACCTAGTCCATCGAATGCATTCTCTAATTCTTTAGCAAACTCATCATTAACTTTAGTAAATCCAGCACGCTTAGTTAAGCGCTTTGTGCTTATTTCCTTGCTTGCTTCAGCAATAGTTCTACCATTAGGAATCTGTAGTACTTTATTTCCTATACTTACTTTACCTTTTAGTAGTAATTCACGAATAAGTGGGGCACCTTGTCCACCACCAGCTAACTCTTCAATACGTGCAAGTACAGATACATCTTCGCCAGCTGCATTCTTACCCTTGAATAGGTATTGCATTAAGCCATCTTCAGTAGATACGAACTCTTTAAAGTCGTCACCTTTAGACTGAATAAAGCGATCTAATGTCTTGCGACCATCACCTTTTAAGAAGTAGCGAACTGTATCTAGTTCCTTACCAGGCTTAGTTAACAATACTTTTTGAACAAACTCTGAGTTATGTAGGATGCGCATCTGTGAAGCATATCCACCCCACCAAGATGGGTGTCCATATACTTCTTTTTGATATCCTAGACTTGTAATGATCTTATTAATCATACCATCGCCAGATGCACCTAGTGATGATTCAGATAAAAAGGATACATACGGGCCGACAAGTTCTCCTGCTAGCGCCTCTGCAGCAAAATCATCGGCCGAGCTTGCACCCTTGAATGATGCGTTGTAAACATCGTGACGTGTATCGTCAAGTTTATTTAATACAGCTTTCCATTTAGGCCCGCCGTCGCGTCCTAGCCACATTGCCATAGCGCTAAGTGGATGATTAAAGAATGATACGTGACCAACACCGAATACACGGATTTGCTCTTCAATAATGTTACGTGTGATATAAGCTGGGCGAACCATAACTGTTTTCTTCCACGCACTATTGAATGTACTAAGTGCAGAGTTAACATCACCAGTAATCTTGCTGATCTTATTCATTGAATTGATAGCATCCTTCATCTCGCGTGGAGATGGTAGATATACAAATGAATTAAGTAATTCTGAATCAAGATGTGAGCTATGAAGCTTTACTGTCTTGCCGTTAACTAGGGCAAAGTCAATATCTGTACCCTTTGCGTGGCGTTCAGCCCAGTATGCAGCTGTTTGCTTACGCTCTGTTTCAAATACTCTAGTAAGTTCCTTGAACTTCTTAAGATCTTCGCCTTGAAATTTAGGTGAGTACTTAGTAAAGATAGCATCAAAGAGTTTTGCCGTAGCAGCCCAACCAGCCTCTGTGCCAGTCTCAGCAAATGCTACTTCATCAACAATTTTCTTAAGCACATCTTTGTCAAGTTCCATATATCTGCCAATACTGTTGACAGATTCTACTAACTTATCCTTATTCGCTACGTGAATGATATTTCCACCAGCTTCTGGTAAGAAAGCATCATACTTACGAGCAACTGCTGCTATCTTTTCGTGCAATGGTAGACGAACAAACGCTTGAGCTGCTGCTCCACGCAAGAAACGTGTACCTTTTATACCAGCACCCTTAACAATTGTAGCTGGAAGCGAATCTTCTAGCGCACGACCAACACGTGACTTACTTACACCCTCGGAGAACCCACGAATTGCACGTCCAGTGCGCGTTCCTTGTTCCAGAGAACGCTGAATAACCTGACCATCAGCTATAAATGGGGCAATTGTTTCGAGAACTTGCTCACGTGTTGTAGCTTTTGACAATGCAACAGCCTCATCGACTGTAAGTCTTCCTTTAGAAAGCTTTTGGATCTTGCGAAAATCTGCAATGTCAGCAATTGCATCGATAATATGTGAGCTTGCTGGACCAGATAGGAAGTTTGCAATGCCATCATAATCAATCTTGATAGCATTATACTCATCACGAGTCTTAGCCATCTGAGCAAAGTTCTTAATATAAGTATTTGTCTTAGCTTCTTTAGATGCAGTAGGTGCAATCTTCATAGCTTCAAGTGATGCTTCTGTTTTCTTAACAAGCGTATCAAGTTGAGCTTTAAGAATTGACGCTTCCTTGGCAGCCTTAGCTGCTGTAATACCCTTAGATCCCTGTGCTATAAGTTCAGCTGCACGATATGCTTCTCTTGCTTTACCAACAGCTAGATATGGATCAAGTGCAACAGATAACCCTACTTCGCCAATAGCATTAATAACACGAGCAGCATCAGATTCTGGATGTCCTCCAGTTAATATATAAGAAGCTGGATCAATAATGGAATATGGACGATAGTATGTTTTACCGTCTACCTTGTATGCAACTTTTCTTGCATTAAGTGCAGCTTGACGAGCAGCAAATCCTGCACCAATTTCTTCTGATGGGAAGAAACCAACTCCAAGATCAACGCGTCCTTCAGTGATAGCTTGCTTAATAGCCTGTGCAGCTGTGACTTGAGTTGCTGCTTCTTTTGCAGTACTTAGTACAGTAAATTCATCATCTGCACGCAAGCCAAGTTGCTCTCTAGTTTGTCCCTTGAGGGGACTTCCAGTCCAATCTACATCGCCATTTTTGTATGCGTTAAATTCATCTGCTAAGATATCAATATTAGTGCGAAACTGACCACTAACATACTCGATCGGAGCCATACCAGTTGTTATGACGCTTTTCGCCATACCCTTTAAACCTGACCATACGCGACCGATTGGTGTAGAATTAAAACGCTCTGTCTCAAGACGTGCGCTTTCTTTAAGCTTATCAGCTTGACGCTGAGCTTGTGTTTGTACATCAATATCAGTAAGAGTCTTGACAAGACTGTTTTCTGGCATTGCACCAGCGCGTGATAAGCTAGCAATCAAACCAGCTGAAGCGCCTGGATTATCTTTAATAAGTTTACGTAGACGATCTCCGTCTGGTCCAGTTACAAGCTGAGCTGATTTATAAACATCATTATAGTCAGCTTGTGATTGTGTTGTGATTCTTTCCTGAACACCGACAAGAGTTGGAAGACCGTTCTTATCTTTCTTTACTCCTGGAAGACTGGCCACTAGATCCGCCCTTGATCAGCCAAGTTTTCCAAAATAAATCGAAGGTCTTGGTTGGTTGGATCTTGCATATACAATGATTGAATCATCTGAATTGGCTGTTCAGTTTGTGGTGTTGCCATTGTAGGAAGATTAAGAATAGACGAGTCAGGTCCTGCGCCCTGATCTGAGCCGTATGTTACTGGTTCATCTGGGCGTTGTGTTGGATCATTAAGTCCTACAAGCGATGGCAATGTAGGTGCCGCACTAGCTGATGCTGTAGGTGCAGGACCAGCCATTGGTGCACCTTGTTGCTGTTGCATTAGCTCTTGTCCTTGGCCATATGTCCCGCCAGAAATATACTTAGGCGCTTGTGTTCCAGATTGTCCAGCACCACCAGTAGCGGAAACATTCGCTGGATTGTTCTGTGGTGCCGTAGGACGTAGTCCTCCACGATTTTCAGCCATTGTTCCTCCTACTTAATATGTTTTAATTGTGTTTTAGATAGATAAGGTCCCGCTGTAAATGCTGTTAACTTAGATGCAATTTCCATCGCTTCGTAAGCATCAGCTCCTGCGTGCAGTGCGCCAAGCGCATATGCTGCTCCTGAACCTGCTGCGTAGACATTGGTGTGCGTTTTGCTTACTGAGCATTCTTGGTCTACGTCGAATACTTCTCCGCCTACAGCTATGATAAACTGAAAGCGCATTTCTTTTGTATCTTCATCAAAGTTATATCCATTCTCTGATAAGCATTTACGTAGAGAAGGCATAGCTTTTGCAATCATAAAATGATATAGATCTTTATAGTCAGCCTTAGAAGGAACTGGTGGTTCCCATATATGCTGAGCTACATCACAGGGCAGAACTTCACCAGATCCAGCTACTAAGAATGAACCACGTTCTGCAATTTTCTTTACATCAGGGTGTAGATATACTCTACCACTGTCATCAGTGGTTTGACTATCAGCTACGATTACCGCGCTGTTATCATACTCTATTCCGATAATTGTTGTCATTGTCCCCTGCTTTTTTATCTACGTCGGATTGTACGAACGCTTGCGTTGGCTGCGCCACTTCCTGTTAAGCTTGATAGTAAGCTTTGAATATCAGGTGCCTGTTGTTCTGCAGGTGGCATTTGCATACCAGCTTCAGGTGAAGGACCTCCTACTGGAGCGCCAGCGGGAACAGGGGACGGTTGCTCAACCGCTTGTTGGACAGCCCCAGCAGGAGGAACTTGTTGCTGCGGTGCAAAGGTAGCCTCGATAGCGTCTTCCAACGCCTGTCCCTTTTGTCGAGCCTTAATCACCGAAGCAATCTTACGTACTACTTCGGAAGCGTCCTGGCCTTGTGTTGCCATCTGTGGTATCGCTTGAGTGTAGGCTGTAAGTGAACCGAGAAGCGCAGTGCGCATATTCTCGATTTCAATCTTTTCTAGTTCTTGTGTTACGTTTACAGTGAATGGCAATTCACGCATTGCCATATCCTTGGAGATGAGTCCACCACCCAAGGCTTGTAGCATAAAGATAAGTCCTTGTGCAGGATTTAAACCTGCTAGCATACCATAGCGTACATCAGCTGAGTAATCAGCTTTGATATCCTTGCTTGGCTTATATGTAATCTCGTAAGGAGATCCTGAATCTACGCCACGAATTGTCTTCTCTTCTGGGTAAATCATTTCATCTACTTCAAAACAAAGGCTAATTACATCGCGCAGCGCTGATGCAAAGATGGCTTGTGCTGACTTAACCTGTGTATCAAAGGCGCCCATAAGCGCTTGCACGCCTTGACCTGTAACGATTGACGCATCAATGTTACCAGTACGTCCCTCAGGATAACGTGAGCCAACACGCAATTCTTGATTGAGTGCTTCTTGTTCTGTGAATGCACCCTGTGGTAAAGATAGTTCTACACGGCGTACACCAGCTGGGTTGGCTGTGCGAATGACAGCGTCTCCACCGAGTTGGAGTTCTTGTACATCTTGTGGTAGTACGATAGGAGCTTGTACAGATTTTTCTGCAGCTTCCATAGCAAGCAACGCAAAGCGGTTGCGAAGAAGTTGAATACCTAGGATATCATCGAACTGTCCACGTAGTTCGCCATCGATGGATGGCTTACGTGCAACAATTACCATCATCTTCTTGAGTGGGTTAGCCACTCTAGATAGTACTAGGTTACCCTTGTTAGGAATATAGATTACAGATTGATCAGCATCATAGTAGCGAATCATTTCGACGTCGCCCATTAGATCTTGGTCGTAACCCTTTTGTCCTAGAAGCTGTGACTCGTAGTCAGGGAACTGAGATACGAGTTCTCCTAGTGTCATTACATAGCGCTTTGCAAAGGCAACGCAACGTCCATAGCGATCAAATTCTGGGTAAGCCCCAATAGGATTTTCTATGCGAATACGTGGCAGCTTTGATTCCTCATCCAATTCAATTACGAATGGGAGGAAACCGTATGTGATGTACCAGTCAGCTCCAGAGTACATCTGTACACCAAGGTCTGAGTGCTGGAAATAATTAGATGCGATGCGTGTACGCTTGTCAGCGAATGTACGAGCGCGATCAGATGTTTGGTTGGCTGCTGAGCAGTTGACTGCAGGAAGCGGAGCCATTACTTCAGATAAGTCGCGTGCGACGATATCGATAAAGTTAGCTACTACGTTTGCATCTACGCCATCTGGAAAGAAGTCAGGGTATACTTCAGCAATCTTACCCTTACGGACAGCAAGAACGTCAAGGTTGCGTGCGTCACGCTCTGTGTTGCGGTAGCGCAGAGAATCGACTCTTGCAGCTACCTGCTCCATTGATAATGCCATTGGGTTCCTATCCGTAATGTTCAGCCCATTGCTCTGCAAAGGCTTCGTCTAGATTAATAGATCCTCGTTGTACTCGTTGAGCTCTTGTTGCCCAGCGATTTTGTTGGTATTGTCCCACCCTACTTGACTGCTGCATCAGTTCACGTATACGAATGATTGCGAACCAGAGCGCCATAACGCAGTCTGTTGGGTTTTTAGTATCAGGCTTCCAAGTAATCAGTTGCTGTACTAAGGACTTAAGTCCCTCAGATCCTTCGTTAGAAGGGATCTCAATAATGTTGTTGTCTAAGTGACGTCCGTCTTTAGTACTACCAAAGAGCGGTGACATAGAAGCTACACCAAATCCGATGTCCCACTTGTTCTTACCTGTGAAGTGTGGGTTAAGCTGGCATCCATACATAGCCAGGAAGTCACGGAGATCCGTGTCCATCTGATATGCTTTCTGATGTGCGTTGATTTCTACGCGGAACTCTTGAGGCTTATATTTTTCTACCCACTCCTCAATGAGCGCCCTTTCCTTCTGTGGGGAAGGATCAGACATATTGACGCAGTCAAGCACATAAATCTTGCCATCGGCGCGGTTATAAGTCACGGCAACGAAGGCAGACCGTCCCGATACGGCGGGGTCAAACCCGATAACTGTATAATGTCCTTCTACTGTTTTGGGGTGTCCTGGTACACTTGGTTTAAGCGGTCCACGCTTTCGCATACCGTTGACACATCCTGCAACTGCTGTTGGCGAGAATATAGAATTCTCGACGACGTCTTCTTGTTGGTAGACCATAGCCCAAACAGATGGCGCAACCTCAGAGCGTCGCGTAAAAAGAGAGGGTCCATCCCATTTCGGATAAAGTCCATTTTCGTCTGCCTCGTCCACTTCATTTTCTTGCTGGTCGCTTTTAGGCCAAAGCGTCATCCAGTTCTTTGGATCCTCGTCAAACTCCAAAACGGCTGGCATTGAGAAGTAAGTAAACGGGCTCTTGCCACCAGACCATTGGTCAGGGTCGCGGATCATCTTATAAAGGTCAATGGGAGCGACACGGGTTCCTACTACAAGTAATTTTCCGTGCCGTCCCAGACGGGTGATAACTTCTTTTTGTAGCCAGTCCATCTGCTTTTCCCACTCGTGGGCATTGGCGTTCATCACCACATCGTCTAGGATGATCAGGTCTGCGCGTGCTCCATAGATCTGGGAGCCAAAGCCGAGGGCCTGGACCGTTGGGTCCTTCTCGCCTGAGTCACGTCCCGTTCCTAGGTAAATCATATCAGCTGACCATTGTGTGGCGTCAGCCTTGTATCCTCCATTTGGGCCAAAGGCCGCCTGGAGTTTTGTATAAGCTGGGTGGCTAAGACGAGTCTTAATTGCTCCCAGAAACTTGCGGGCCATACCCTGCGTCTTCGAGACGATAATAACTCGAGCGTTCGGATTGGTGACAATCTTGTAGACCACGTAGTTCGTAGTAATCACCGTCGACTTGGCGTGCTCGGGTGGAACGTTGATCAAAACACGATTCGCAGCACCAGGCTCGTAATTCATTGAAGGATGAATCCATCGTGGTTCCCGTCCCTCTATCAGGTCATACCAGTCCAGGTGATGATCGAAGAGCTTGCTATCTAAAAACTGTTCACAGAAGTCAGGGTAGGATATATCCTTGAGGTTGGCTATATCAGCCTTGATGCCTTTACCCTGGAGGCGGGCCCTGTCCGCCCTCTCCTTGAAATCAGGATCTCCTAGGCACCACTGGCGGAATGTTACGTCGTTACGGTTTACCGTAGACATAGCTGCCACAACGGTAGCGCCGTCAGCTAGCGCGATCAATACACGCTCTTGAGCCTCCCGTTTAGGGATCTCGATCTTGCCAGGCTTGCGTCCCATCGTACCCCTAAATATCGGTTATATAACGCCATCAGGATAACGGTATAGCTATCCCATAATATATATATTATATTATATATATAAGAGTCGCGGAGTCTTAAACGGAGCGACTCCGTATATGTATTTCTATACATATAAGATAACCCGTTCAAACGGGTAAAACGAACAACCAAACGGATATTATATCTATATACGGGGGCTATATTATATAAAAGCCCTGGTCAGGGCATATAACAGAAAATTTTTACTGGAGACATAATACTTTATAGACGGACGAGTTAATCACCCTACGGTCAGAAAATTGTCGACAAATCGACATAGAGATATATCTACATCTGAACCTGAATAGATTACCTGAGAGTTTCCTGAGAGTTACCTGAGAGAATATATTTATTTTTTAACCTGAGAATTAACTGAGAATTAACTGAGAGTCAGACTATCTCCCAGACCTAAGTTACCCGCCAGTAAGTTACTCATCAGTAACATATTCAAGGGGGCAAATATATGTGTCCGACATCACACCCCGAAACTATTGACCGCGAGCCGAATTCCACTCCCGCTAAGTTACCCGTCAGTAACATATCCTGAGCGAAAGTAGTTGAAACTTCAACTATTGAAACTTCAACTATATGTCCATATTCTCCCAGAATGTCCGAATTGCCCTATTTACCCCACTTTGTCCCAACTTATCCAACTTGTCCGACTTGCCCTAGTTTGCCCTAGTTCAAGCCTGAAAGTGTGACGCACGACACACGAAATTGTCCGAATTGTCCGAATTTATTTTGGGGAATTGGCTTGATTGGTCACCTATTCCCCGAATTTTCGATATAGTTCTCGTATCGCTTGAAGTGTTCTAGCGGTGAGTTTCGAAAGTCGGATAGTTTCGGCGATTAGAATTCAGTCTCATCACTAGCGACTCCACTTAGCGCAGAACTCGACTAGATGAGTGAGTGCGGTCTTATGAACTCGACTCGACTATCCGAACGACTTGACCCGCTTTCGCGGGGCATAAGTCTCACTTCACTAGATGAGTTCGCCTATTCGATAAATTGAAAATACGGTGAGCGAGTTAGCGATATGTAGTCGCTAATAAGTAGCCGTCGGATAGGTACGGGGTAACTCGTACCTATTCACTCGTTCAGTCAGTCCGAATAGATAGGGGCAAGTAATGGCAAGTTACACCGTAGTACCCCACAAGCCACGCGTTACACGCGCTTGGCAAGGGTCACACTATGAAGTTCAACCCGTAACAATTACCAAGCCGAACGGTGAAGTAATTGTTATCCAACCAACCAAGCCCAAGCGCGTAAAGCGCAAGAGTAAGGTTAAAGCCCGTCGTTCATCTAAGCCCGTCGCGCCACTCACTCATAAGGTGAGCGAGCAGGATAAGGTCGCGATTGACCTAGCAGAACGCAGGGAGAAGTTGCTTAAAGAGATAGGTTCGATACACCTTAACGACAATTAGTTAGGGTCGCGATGATAGGCAGATACTAGGGTTCGACTCCCTAGCGTGGCACGCTTGCAAGATATGCAAGTAGAATAGGGGTTCGATATGTACCTATCGGCTAGTGATATGGTCGCTATCTTTATAGCGATTACTTCACTTAATCTAGTACTGGTCGTGGCTTTCCGTCGCGTCTATGTATTAGAGAAGCGATTGGCTCGGTTAAATGGCAGGGGATAACTTGCTACTTGACCTAACACCTGACGAATTAGAGATAGTTCGTTCGGCTCTACGCTTCCAAGAAGAAGCGCATAAACGCAACGATTTCAAGGTGCTTGTTCTTCAAGTCCAAGAGTTGCGTTCCAAGATTAGCAACGCTATGATTGCTAGTGCTGAAGAAAGGTTAGCGAGATCGAGAGTCGGTTCGCTATAAACGAAAGGGTCTCCTATGACCGATAAAGTAACCTGCACATATTGTTCAGGTGAGTTCGACGACGACGATATTCGTCAGGATAGTAGTAACGACCCTATCTGCGTAGATTGTTCGATAGTTTGCGAGGCGTGCCATACCGTCGTATCTAACGACGAGGCTCGTTCTGCTGACTCGGGCGTCTATTGTAGAGATTGTGCGTTCTATTGTGAGCGTTGCAATGATTGGGAGAGTAACGATTACTCTCGTATTGTTAGCGGCGACCAATGGTGCGAGAGTTGCTACGAAAACCACTCGTTCTATTGCGACCCTTGCGATACCAGTTACTCAGAATATGAGGATAACTATTGGGTGCGAGATAGTACGGTATGCGGTAGTTGCTATGAAAGTAGCGCACACTATTGTGACGAGTGCGATGAGTCCTATTGGGATAGTGACCCTTGCTCTGAGCACTCAGGCGGGTTGCAAGCGTGCGGTTGTCGTGGAACTATCCACAATTATAGTTGCAAGCCTAACTTAGAGTTCTTCGGTTCGTCTAAGTCAGGTTTATATATGGGCTTCGAGTTAGAGACCGAGGTTGGTTCTAATTGTAACGAGGCTTCCGAGTATGCAAGTAAAGCGTTAGAGGGTAGGGCTATCCTAAAGTCCGACGCTTCTATAGGCAGTTTCGGGTTCGAGATTGTTACTCAACCCCATACCTTAGAACACTATCGTTCTCACTCTGATGTAGTTTGGGACACGATAGAAACGCTACGCAAGGATTACGGTGCAAGATCGTGGGATACTGATACCTGCGGTTTGCATATCCACTTATCTCGTGCTGGCTTTAGTAGTGGCGCACATCTTCATAGGTTTATCGCTATGGTCTACACCAATAGCGAAGTTATGATGAAGTTCGCTGGTCGTAAGTCTAGGTTTGCTAGGTTCAATGATGTCTATACCTTTGACGAATTCGATAAGCCTATCCGTTCGTTCAAGCATAAGGTTGCTGACCCTCGCAGGTCTAATACCGAACGATACTCTGCGGTTAATACGCAGAACCAAGCAACGATAGAACTTAGGTTCTTCAAGGGTACTATGAACAAGTCAGGTATCCTGTCTGCTCTCGATCTTGCTACCGCTATGGTAGAATATACTCGAGAGTTACGAGTGAGTGATGTCCGTATGGGTGCGCTAACTTGGGAATGGTTCAAGGATTATGTCCAAGATAACAATGGAATTTATCCTGACCTGTACGCTAGGTTGGATAAAGTAAGTGCAGTAAATATCAACAAGCCAATTAAGCAAGAAGCATAGGGGGTGGTAGTATGTGTTTATTAGTGGTATGCGAACCCAATTCGATACCTAATGCTGATGACTTGCACGCAGGTGCGTGTAGTAATCCGCACGGTTTCGGGTTTGCTATCGTGGCAGGTGATACAATTATTAGCGAACGCAGTATGTCTGCTAAGAAGAATATCGCTAGGTTCTTAGAGTTACGCGAGCAATATCCTGACGGGTATGCTATGTGGCACGCTCGCTATGCAACGCACGGCGTTAAGAATGAGGAGAATTGTCACCCATTCAAGGTAGGTGGCAACGAACTTATCTATCTCGCACACAATGGTGTGTTAGATGTAACGATACCGACAGGTGACAAGCGTTCAGATACTCGTATCCTTGCGGAAGATATACTTCCCAAGATCGGTGGTATCGCTTCGTTAGATGACGATACTGTATGGACTATGGTATCCAAGTGGGCAGGTGGTAGTAAGATTGCTATCATTAACTTAGACCCTGCTGGTATGCACCCGTTCTATCTTATCAACGAGAACTTAGGTACTTGGGACGAGAATGGTATATGGTGGTCTAACTCTAGCCATAAGCGAGTACAGCACACACCTAAGAAGGAACTCAGTACCTTAGATTACTTAGCCGAAGTGTACAAGTATGACTATGCAGAGAGTGATGTGCCGTTAGATGTATGTCCTAACTGTATGCAACTAACGGACTTCGACAAGAACCCTTACTCCTGTACGGAGTGTAAGGTATGCTTCGATTGTAACGCACCCGAGATCGAGTGCCTATGCTATACTCCTCAGTCGTATGACTGGAAGTATGCAGGTTCATTCGATATGTAATAGGTTTCCATAGGCAAGGTGCTTATGGATTGCAACACAAACTAGAGAGGTAACAATGTCCAGTAACACAATCCTAAATCTCGCGGAAGAACTTCGCGTGATTGCAGATGAGATCGAACTCAACGCTTCATCATCATCTGATTATCCAGTACGCGGTACTATCGTTAAGGCAAAGCCTGAACAGAACCGCTTCAAGCCCAAGTCAATCTGGGTTTCATTAGGTAACGGTCAGTACAAACATCTGACTGGTACTAAAGGTCTTATCGCTACACACGAACGCCTTGACGGGTTCGTAGATGTAGTATTCGAGGCGTAACATATTAGACCTGAGCACACAGTCTATAAACTGCTCACCAACTTTAACTAGAGAGGAAGTATATGGTAATAGTAGACACATCAACTAGGGATATAGTCTGGCACGCTAGTGTCCGTAGTTCAGAGATCGGTAGTATGAGTCAAGTTATCAAGGAAGAATTCATCAACGAACTAGAGCAAGCAATCCAAAGTGTTTGCTGGAAATATGGGGTGCATAACTAATGAGCGAACCACGCTTAGACGACGACATCGCGCTAGGATATAGCGACGAGTGCGACGGCTGCGGTAACTTCACATTCGAGTGTGAGTGTGGAGAACCTGATGTAATGTACAGCGATTTCTATGACGACTAAGAGAAAGGATTGTGTTGGGTATAGCAGGATTTATAGTAACATTTATACTAATCGGATTAACAGGTGGTGTTAGTCCTCCAATGATACTGTTCTTTCTGTTTGCACTATACACAGCAGGTAAATTTCTATGAAAGGATTATGTACAGGGCACGAAGATCCTGACCTATGGTTCTCTGATACAACAGAAGTCACAGGTAGTGGTCGCTTGCCAGTAACAACAGAACAGAATATGGTGCAGCGTTCACTTGTTGCACTTGCTATCTGCGCTCGCTGTCCAATAACCAAGGCTTGCTTAGCCGAGGGTATGAAGCCCGAGAATGTAGAGAATGGTATATGGGGTGGTAAACTTTCGGGTGAGCGTATCCAGTTATCATTCAGTAATGTACGCGCTAAGAGTAGACTCAACAAGGTATACTTTGCACGCAGAGTTAGGAGTTTACAGTGAGACCGATAATATTCTTGACACTTATATTAGTGGTACTGTTTAAGTTCGCACCACAAATTGACGAACCTAATATAGTATCTACTTCTATACAGAAGGCTTGGACTAAAGAAGATAGCCAAGCCTATGCTAGAGATAAACTAACTGAGTGGCAAGATGAACAGTGGTCTTGTCTCAGTAAGTTGTGGGGTAAAGAGTCGGCGTGGAATCCTTACGCATTCAACCGCGTTAAGGTTTCGGGGAAGAACGCAGGCGGTATCCCTCAACTACTGGGACTTGATCCAAGTACGCCAGCACCACGACAGATTGAGCGAGGGCTAGCATATATTTACTACAGATACGATACCCCTTGCAACGCTTGGGGTTTCTTTCAGAAGAACGGGTGGCACTAATGACAGAAGATATAAATAGTTTACAACCTGATTACACGCAGTCAATGGACATACGTGGTACGCCAACCACAGTATGCCCTTGCGGTTGTGATGTATGGAATATCAAGGCACGCTTTGACGAGGACGGTACGATTGGTATGTACTTCCTTGACACAGAATGCATAAGTTGTGGTACGATTGCTACTGCACCAACACCAATAGATATGGAGGAAGAAGATGTCTGAGTTTCTACACGAGATAGTAAGAAAGCAAGAGCAACTAAACTACTCAACATCTAATGAATTTCAAGCACACATTAACGCAATTATGGAGGGCAATAGACGACAACTCTTGGAGCGTATGCAATCCGATCCTTGGGCAGCAGTAGAAGCGCGTAACGCTGACGAAGAGTTGCATTATAGTGGAGGGAATTTCTAATGCCAACATATGAATACGAATGTCCAAGTGACGGCACTAGAATGGAACTATCACTATCATATGACCACGAACCACCAGTATGTGTGGTATGTGGTGATACACTAAGGCGTGTATACACAGCGCCAGCAGTTAAGTTCAATGGCCCTGGCTTCTATAGTACGGGAGGCTAAGATGTTAGAGTTAGATGAGAAGAAACTATTCGATCTTCTCCGAGACTATGAGTACGAAGATCTAGTGCACATAACTAGTGATGAGTATTCAGCAACCGATTGTTTCTCAATCGAGTATGGTATATATGTAGAACTCAAGTGTCGCAAGACACACTACGATAACCTTATGATTGAGAAGTTAAAGTACGACCGACTCAAGGCAGAGGCAGATAAAATTGGATTGAGCCCCTTGTATATCTGCTCAACACCTAACGGCGTATGGCAGTTTGATCTCGATGTTATTCCTATTTCTTGGGAAGAACGTGGGGATTTACCTGCAACGACACAGTTCGAGAACAAGCAACGTATCACTAAGACCGTTGGCTATCTATCCCTAGAACAAGGTACACCTATACTGCCTTGGTATCCAGTATATGATAGTCCAGACGAGTTTATATATGAGGCTATGCAAGAGTATGCTGAGACAACTTACGTTGACCCAGCAGAGATTGACATAGACGATCTTCTACTATCCGATGAAGAGATACTAGCACCACTCGATCTAGTACAAGAGGAGTGGGAAGAGCAGGTTTAATCTTGCTCTTCCACTTCCTCGTCCTCAATAACATCGACGACTAACTCTTCATCTTCCTCGTTAGTCTCATCTTTAATTGGTGAGTCATTGTCTATGAATGGTCTGAACCCACCAATAGTATTAATAAGTTTGCGTACTGCTCTAGTTGTACGCATACGCACCGCATCGCTAGTGCCACCATCTAATTCCTTAGCGATGTCAGCGTACTCCATTGACTCAGCGTATCGTAGGAATAGTAGACGCTTATTGTCGTCACTTAACTTACGGTATGCTGAGTCGATCTCGATCATCATAGCCTGCAGATTATTACCTTCTGCTGGAGCACTCGGTCTCCCTGGTCTACCGAGATTCAACTTATGCGTAACGCCCCACTCACCACGTAACACTGCTGGCAAGAGTGCTTCAACAACATCGGCTTCGTAATAAAACAAATCACTGTAATCATACCCAACACTTTTAGCTTTCCAGTACTGACAATAGTCCAGTGCTTGGTTGCGTAAGCAACGATAGATAGCATTCTTTCTTTCTCGTGGTGTTAATGCTTCCCACTCAACAAGTTTGTTTGGGTGTTCAGCAAACCATTCGAATAAAGATTGTCTGATATCCTCGGACTCAACCATAGGATATTTCTTAGCGTACTCACCAGTAACCCTGATGATTGCATACTCCCAAGGTTCTACCTGCTCCCAGTTTATCTGCCCCATACTTTACCTTCAACAATAAACGTACCGTCTTTTCTAATTGGTACTGTGACTGGCGTTACATCTTTGCCGTCAACATACAACATACCAAAGCCCTGTTGCCAAGAGAACAAGCCTGCTTTAACATACTTAGCGTGCTTGTAATTCATCAGGTTGCCAACTTCCATACCCCATACAGTCTTAGGACTAGACCCTGAGTATGCTTGAGTGTAATGTGATAGACCCATTCTATGCGTATGCCCGCACACTACGGACTTGCCCGTCCGCTTAGCCAATCCCAATGCAGTAAGCCCGCCCGTACTATTCATCGAACCTTCATCACCGTGTAGTAGCAACCAGTTAGGTGCTAACTCATATGGTCTAGTATGATAGGTTGCACCTATCTCATCTAGTCTTAAGAAGTTAGGAAGATCAAGCTCAGGTAATCCCATAAGTCCTGGTGCACGCATCATCACAGTATTAAACAATCGATCAGTATGGTTGCTGCGAATGATATGCTTAATCTTTAAGGCTTCGAGTACACGAGTAGTCTCGTCTCTATCCCTAGCAATCGAGCGTTCATACTCAAGAGGTGTACCCTTGGACCAACGCGAGATAGTCTGCATATCCATTTCGTCACCAACCGATACTACTTCAGTAGGCTTGTACTTCTTAACGAAGTCTACAAGATTATTAACTGCTCGTCTATCGTGATATGGTATCTGCAAATCAGATACGCAAACTATTACCTTCATTGTTGAGGCCACTTCCCTTGTAGTACTAGCAATCCGATGATTGCATAGTTTGCCATATCCTTGAAAGAATCCTGCAAGGATTCGTGTTCAGGGTCTACATCCTTTTCGTATAGATTATTTATACGTGCTAACTTATCGTGCATTCGCACACGCAATCCATTAATCGCACCGCCTGGACTCTGACCTATGTTCTTTGGGCCGTAGTCCATATGCTTACTGATCAGTAGATCAAACAACCCTGAGGTTACATCGGCTACGTTATTGATGAACTCAGTATTGGAAATGTGATCTGCACCACTATCTCCTGGCCCTCCGCTTTCAGATCTGTTATCTTGTAACCTTGGTTCACCAAGAAGTCTATAATCTGCCATATCTCTTCACGCTCCACCTTCGAGTAGTTTTTTAAGTTCATCATCCAGTCCCATCACACTTGACTCTACTATCATATCTTCAATCGTTTCCATTACTATGTCTGGATCCGTCTCCGCTACGAACAAAGTCATATACGTATCCTGCGCAATCTTTTTGATCTGTTCAGGTTGTTCGGCGTACCTATACATACACCTAAGTAACGAGCCTATCATTAATCGATACCCATTAGGTAGGATTAAAGCTGGATCAAACTCTTCATCTTCTTCGAGCAAGTGGTCTGTTGCTTCGAACACATTATTAAATTTTACGTTGCATTCAGGACATTCGTCTCTGTTAATCATCTAGAAGTCCTGCCTTCTCTTTGATGAAGTGCGCTCCATATTTAACGTAAGCACTGTTGACATCTTCCCCGTCGGGGAGTTGAACGATTGTAACAGGAAGTTCTCGTGCAAGAGAGGTGGCAAATTCCTTGCCAGGTTGGTCTCCGTCAGCAAATACGAATACCCGTTCAAAGTCTGCGAGAAGTCTCGAGTAATGTTTCTTCCAACTGTTCGCACCTGGTACACCAACACAAGGGATACCAATGCAACGAGACATAGTAAGAGTATCCAACTCACCTTCACACACCCCAATCCAATCGCCTGCACGTTCAATGTCCAGTACATTAAACATCTTTGTTTCTGCACCAGTCATACCCATATACTTAGGTTCAACTGCTGGGTTCAAACTTCTAAATCGTAGATCAACTATGCCAGTCTTAGTGATATAAGGGATAGCAAGCCGACCGATAAACGCTTCGTGCCCTACCTCAGGCTCCGCGACTACGCCTAATCGCGCCAATCGTGCTACTTCTATTGTTATTCCCCTGCCTCTGAGGTAATCTTCGGCTTGATAAATGTTTTCCTGATAGTTGCGTACTGCTGACGCCAGTAAATCCTTCTGCGATTCTCGCTGCTTCACGTATATCTACTCCTTCGTGTCTTGCAATAATTTGTAAACTGTTTCCTTGTATTCCACACGCGAAACATATGAAGATGTTCTCGTCCAGATTTGCTGTACCTGATTGATGTGTGTCTCCGTGAAAGGGGCACTTGAGATTTGTCTGTCCGTGATCCCTTCGGATTGTTGCACCGTAATGTTCGAGCACTGCCTTAACACTTGGTAAGTCATTCACCAAACACATCCCCTAATCTGAGTACAAGGTAGGCTTCTGCGATTGCTTTGCCTCTTGCTTTAATAACCACTGCTGGTAATACGGATTCCCTTGCAATGCCTCTTGCTTCTGCGTAGTGCGCTGCTTCAAGCTGCGCTTCTTTGGTCCATCCACTAAGGTCAATTCGATTGGAGGCACCTGGTGCTTTACATTCGATAACCCCAACTGAGCCAAGGAAGTCTGCACGGACGACAACGTCTCCTTCATCTCTTGCACCAGTTCGAGCAAGTCGTTCAGCGTCGTATCCATTTGCTCTAAACCAGTCTCGGATATCGGTTTCAAATGTAGCACCCCTCTGCTTATGTGATTTGCGTGTTGTCATTTAAACAACTCGATAGTTGTGTAGATGAATAAGAATATAGATATGATTGTCATTGTTCCCCAGACTATATGATAGAGATCCATTAGACGTTCTCAGGTATATCATCGATGAACATATACTCTGGATTGAATGCAACCCACGTCATTAAAGCTCCTCCAGCGTCAGCTCGTCCATATCTATTCTTAACTGGCGCAACACCCATACTAGTACCAACGACGCCAAGGGTACATATAAGAGCAGGTAGCTGAGCCACCTTACCTTGGATCGCTGAGCGAGGTTGACACGGCGTGCCTTGGACCGCTTCGCTTGTGTGGTGAAGGACAACAACTGCAGCATTCGTTGCACGGGCAAGGTACTTCAACTCCTTCATAATCGCACGCATAGATGCGAACTCTTCGCCACCATCTGTGGCTACATCCATTAAGTTATCTACAATAATAAGAGTTGGTGGACAACCCCATAGTTCTTCGAACGCTTGCACTTCTTCGTCAATGTCTTGCAATGTTGGTGCTGACTCAAATGACCAGACAATGTGATTGCCTCGTGCAAGTGTAGCCTTCGTCCAACCTGGATCAACATTCATTAACTGTTCTACATCTGACTGCGACTTACCTGAAATCATTGAAGCCAATCGCATAGCCATAGTATGCGCATTAGTATCTGCTGATATATAAAGAGTTGGCACTCTCATCTTCAAGGCTAAAGCTAAAGCTAGTGTGGACTTTCCAACTCCTGGTGCTGCTGCAAACATTGATACTTCAGAACGACGGATGATAATCTTGTTGTTTTCAAATGCTTTGAAACAGCTAGGAAGCGGTTCTCCACCAATACTGGCACGACCAACTGATCGGACAAGTGTACGCATTGTGTGTTCCCCTCTCTAAAGAAGAATCGTAGCCACCGCTTTGGTGTGGTGCGGTGACTACGACTCGTCATCTGACTACCTTAGTTAACTGGCTTGCATTGATCAGGTGTGCCCTGTGGTGTTGGACACGCCCAGAAAGCGTAAGGCTTCCCAGTCGTCTTGCTTACTCCCTGTCGGAATATTCTTGCGCCGTGTACGCACGTCGGCGATGCTTGCCCCGATGCGTTCACTGGACTTGGTGGTGCTGAAACTGGTGGAGCTGATTGAAACCCCTGAGGCGAGGATTGCGAGTGCCCTATGTTTGTAGTGGAACTCGTAGTCGATAAAGGGTTTAGATTGTAAGAAGCCAACACCTTCTGTTGAGTGGCTGCAATCTGTGTAGAGTAATCTCCAACACCTTCGAGCAACACGCTGAGTTCATCAGCAGTTTGTGCACGCACGTTGATCATATCACCAGACGGAGTCTTGTATGATACTTGTAGTTTCCAGTCTTCTGCCATATTATTTTTCTACTTTCGATGAGAACTGACAGTGGTCGGTGACTCCGCACTTATACTGGCAGTTATTTGTGTTAGGAATGAATATACCAGACTGTCTGGCTTTCTCAAAGTTTTGCGCCAGGTACTCTAACTTCTCGTGAGTGTAACCTGATAGGTCAATCATTGAACTTGTGCCTGACTGACGTGCCATCCAGAATGTACCGAAGTTAACTTCTACCCCCAAGACTTTTTCAAGTCCCACCTTATAGAAGCCAAGCTGCAATGTACTGGAAGGGGTCGTGCGAGAGGTCTTTAAGTCAACGACAATAAGCTGTCCATTAACTTCGAACACCCTGTCAATCACCATCTTGACTGGCACGCCAGCAAACTCAGGCATCAGTGCTAACTCGATGGCTGGCACACCCTGAGGTGTAGTCCAGATCTTCCAGTCAGAGTTAACTTGTCGCCACTTGATATAAGACTCAACCCATCTAGGCCCAGCCTCTTTCCAGAATGTAACATCTTCCTTGTTAGGATTCTTTAATGTTGCAACGCCACCAACACGGGCTGTAGATAAGTCTTTGCCCTGTGCTTCCTCATCCCACGCTGCATTGAATAACTCTAGGGCACTGATCATAGCGTGGCCTTATCGTACTCTTCAGTAGCTTTGTGGAATGCTGAACCCCCAACAGACCATACGGATGGCTGTTCGGGTACGGATAGCAGACGAGTCAGGTAATACTGATAGCCGCAGTCTACAAATGTAGTAAACGCTGAGTACGATATGTGCTCAGGTATGGTATAATCTAATAGTTCAATTGTCATTAGCGTACCATAGTGGTGTGCGCATACCGCTGTCAAGTTTTGCTATCAGTTAAAACTTGCATCGGTTCAGATCTTGTGTATAATTAAATATAATAACAATATATAAGACCCTCTATGGAGGGTCTATTATATATAATATATAGGGAGAATAATGTTCGAGGTCTTCATTGGTGTTCTAGCAGCACTGACAGTTAGAGAGATTTACTTTGAGGTATACGACTATGTGCAAAATTATATACAGCAACGCCGAATCAAGAAAGCCATCGATGAACTAGGTGTCTTTAAAGATTACGTAGAAGACTTCGTCGCTGACGACGATGATTAACTAGAATTTGCTTGGAATCAAGGTTCTTTATCTACCTTGGCGGGAGCAAATATATCTCTGTAGGATGTCAGTCCGATTCCACTGACTACTACATCCTTTTAGAAACGACAAAAGACCCCCCAACCTAGGGTGATTACCTTAGGAAGGGGGGTTTCTTGTCTCTATCGGCCTGCTAGGGCCTTAGAATGGAATTACTTTGAGCCTTTACCGAACTCTGGTGCAGACTTATCTAGCGCCTTAAGCACTGGGCCCACGAATCCAGCCACAAATGCTGAGGCTAGGATCTTTGGGTCGTGCTGTCCTGCTGTGTAGAGAGCCACCATTGAGGCTGCTGCTGCACGGAGGTACGATAATAGAACTTGCTTTGCTTTTTCTACGTCGAACATAGGTTCTCCTTTATGATTTAAAGACTGGCTTACCAAATCCTACGACTGTCACAGCCTGTGACTTACGTAACTTCGAGCCGTTCTTTTTCTTGAACGCACGTATCTTCAGGCATACTTGCCCTCCGTTACGCTGGTCACCCTTCTTATCGGGAGCCGTGTTGCCCTCGATACAAGTGACTGTCCCATCTCCGTTATCCTTTACGACGATGCCAATATGCGAAATGCGATCGACTCCATCGTTAGGGAAATCGAAGAATACGATATCCCCTGGAAGTGGCTGAGCAGTATCGCTTGCCTTCTCCCACTGATTCTTCTTCATAAATGCTGAAGCTCCATTGACTGTTGATACACAGTTGGGAATCTTCAAGCCTACTTCATTAGCGCACCACATAACGAATGAGCCACACCAAGGTAGGAAGTTGGCCTTAGCAAAGGCGCCATACTTTGTCTCGTTATCTTTTGGTCCTTCAATCACACCGAGCTGTGACTTAGCTGTCTCGATGAAGTCTATGCGTTGACCCATTATTCTACCGCCTTCTTATCTACCTTAGCAAATGCTTGGTTGATCTCTTCTGCTGATAGATGTCCGTCCGCTAGGTAGAAGCGAGCAAGTGCCTCGAGTACCTGTGCTGCACCTAGTGCACCAGCAAGAACTCCTGCCTGCCATACTTCAATACCTACGAGGGAACCAGCACCGATAACTCCGAGAGATTCTGCTGCGATGACAGCAAAGATTCTCATTAGTACGCTCTTGAGTGTGTCCATTGTTAGTCCTTCTTTAGTGTGTTGTATGTTACATCTATGATAAACGTAAGCCCAATAGCATAGGTTGCTACCGTTCTTACACTACCCTCAAATACCATCCAAGCTAAGAACATACCTAGCAAGGTATATGATTGGCTGAAGATGGCATTAACTAATTTTTTAATCAAGGTTTTCTCCTGTAGGCTGCAGCTCCTGCTGCACTAGCGATGTTCCCCACAATTACTGCAGCGACAACAACCTCTTCAGATCGCTCTCGCACTTCAGGTGACATATCCGCCCCTACTTGTCCAAGTGCAGCTAATGCTGCCATTGGATCGGTGAATATCTCTTGTATCAATTCACCAGGATTACTTAATAGTTCAACTGCTATTGCCTGTGATGCAGATAACACCACACCATTGTCTAGCAAAACTTCTCCTTCTTCCAGCGGTTCTGCTACTATTGGTTTTTCTTCAATAGGAGGTTCTGGTGCAGGAAGTGGTGCAGGTTCTGGCTGTGGTAATGGCGGCAATTCTGGGATACTCTCTGGCTCTGGCTCAACAACTGGAACAGGTTCAGGGGCTGGAGGAGCAATTGGTTCTGGCTCTGGAGCGGGAGCGGGCGCTGGCTGTGGCGTTGGCTCAGGCGCAGGAGAGGGAGTTGGCTCAGGTGAAGGCTCGGGACTGGGACTTGGAGTAGGCGATGGCTCTGGGCTTGGTTCTGGCGTTGGCCCTGGCGTTGGTGTTGGTGTTGGTTCGGGAGTAGGAGGAACTGGTTCTGGTTGCAGAACTGGTATCTCTTCTATCTGAGTCACACCTGCTTCATCCAAGGTAACAACTAAACCATTAGTTAGACGAGCACCTGTACGTTCATCTCCCCATAGTGGTCCATTGACAACATAAGTATATGAGACTGACCCACTTGTCTGGATCTGTGCAGTAATAACAATGTTAGTTATATCGCCAGAGTAAGAACCATATGGACGGTATGCACCATCAACTTGGAATCCACCCTCACTTACCGAGATGATAAAGTGAGTATCTGCCATTACATATGGCAATGCCCACCAGTCTCTAGATTCAATAGAGATAGATGGAGTTTGTGGATATGTCCAGAATGTACCGTCTGGTCTTCCAAAGGTAATTACTGAGTTGGTAGTTGCATAAACATTCTGATATGAAACACCATCGTAGACAACAGATACTGTCAGTGGGATTTGATATGAACTATCATCTCCACCTGGAGTAGTGATAACTGTTACTGGGGCTGGGTCATCAGCCATCGCTGCTGGTGCAAATAAAAATAAATTAAAAGCAACAAAACAAACTGCTAGACTATTTCTTACCATCACATAGAATGATGTAGATCTGATCGACTCTTTGCTCAACGCGGTTTAGCCTTTCGGTGTTGGTGTTCACGGAGTCCCGCATACTTCCGCCCCCATTCGGCTTTAACTCTTCAAGATAGTGTTTAACTAGCCATCGAGTCGCAGCCCCAAAACTTATTACAATAGTTATCACTGAAACAATTAGTCCAGCCCAGTCTGCAGATGTCACTTATGAAACCGTTCTAATCGTTACTTGGATAATGCCACCAAATCCATCGAATCTCTTGTCAGGTGGTGTCATACGTGTGAATGATATTTGTTCGATTACCGCTTGGCGATTCTCGCCAGTGGATAAATCCTGATAGGTAACAACGTCACCAGATTCTTCTACTGCTTCGAGTGCAAGGATACGTTCGTATGCCTTGCCTTCATATCCGCTTACAACATTGTATCTATCTGTTTCAACATCAAAGCAATATAAAGGGAACTGCATAGTCCGCTGACGAGGTGTAGCAATTGTTGCTTTAGCTTGATATCCCTTAAAGATTGGACCCTGTGTAGTATCAGTTGCATCACGAGTAAGTAAGAACTTATAGGCTACATACTCTTGTGCTGTTTCAGGGCTGTTAGTTGCTACTTCAATAGGTGACGTATCTGAGTCGTATGTGATGTGGTCGTATTCGACTCCATCTTTATCTACTGTTTCTAGAGTCATTGACCCATATGTAAAGTCACCACGTCCAAGAAGACGCTTGAAGTTCTTAGGTTCAAGAGTTCCATAGCGAATGTTGCCAGTCTTGATATAGCCTGACTCCATAAGTGTTGATGCTGATTCGATATAAACTGCTCCAGGAGATTGAACTCGCGCTGTAGAACTAGATACAGCAGTTGATGCAACATTGCTACCAGCCAAAGCATATGTAAATGTTGTTGTTGACGGAACTGAGGCTACAGTAAATGTAGATGTTGTGCTATTGAATACTGAACCACTTACTGTATCTACACCCTCAACCCAGATGACATCTCCCACGGCTAAGCCGTGTGCAGTTGATGTAGTTAGCGTTACCACACCAGAAGTCTTAGCCTTATTAGTAACCAAGGTTCCCTTTGTCAAGCCTTGAGATGTAAATGCTAGTCGATTAGTTCCATCGATAAATGCACAGGCTGTAGTGCTGCGACCAGATACACCTGAGTAGTAAATGTCATTAGCATAAGCAAAGCGTAGAGTCTCAAGTTCATTACTTAAGTCAATACGGATAACTCCAGGTGCACCATCTACACCAGTAGCACACCATACAAAATGGTCACGGGCTGCAAAGTCATAGCAAGGTTGACTTGTTTCTACTATCAGTGGGCCATAATTGATCGATCCATCTGCATCAACCACTGATACACGTACACCTTTATTTGTGCCAATCATCATATAGCCAAGGTAGTAATAAATCTTATGGACAATCTCACCGACTGGCATTTCTGCTGCGACCACTGCTGATGTCAGCGTAGGCATTACTCCTGCAGTTGAGAGTGTGAACTTGAGGATTGTTGACTGAATGCCATTGTAACCAGAAACATAGATGGCTGTACCTGAGGCTGCAATAGATGTATAAACGTGGTTAGTAGATGGGTGAGTATACACAGGTGTACCAATTGCAGATGCAGATGTGCTCCATTCGTATATCTTATTATTGATACAGGCTACAATTCGTTCCTTGACATATTCCATAACTGCATTTGTTATTGTTGTTCCAGTATGTGAAAACATTTTCTCGACATCACCACTAGGGATATTGTCAACTACACCAGATGTGTAGTCACCGCTTAATGGTTTCTTAAATGCATAAAGGTTTGTTGCACCGCCGTCATTTCGGTTGGTAACAAAGTACGCAGTTGTTCCGTCATCGCAGATTGCATAAACTGGATAGTCTTGACCAGCATTGAAATTGATGAAGTGTGTCTCCGCGCCAGTGTCATCGACTTTATCTACATCATATTCGTCGTGAACTAGTACACCCTTGGTCCCGCTCCATTCGATAGAACGAAGTGACTGGAACGCTCTACCATTAGTACGAAGCGCACCTGTTGTAATATGGGATGTGCTGCACGATTTAAGTAATGTAACTTGTCCCTTAGTCCATACATCTACACCTTTAGAATCAGTAAAGCGATAGTGCCCATTCTCATCTGTTGTGGCAGGGTCATAGAACTTGATACCTGTGCCAGAGTGGAACGACATTTGACTACGAATCCACCAACCAGTAAGTGATTGCTCACCTGGCTCAGTGCCATTGTCGAACTGATCTTTACGAAATGGGGCAGTCTGGCGTGTGTATGGACGAGCGTCGCTGATTGCAGAGATGAATGGTTGTCCACCTAGTGCGACATCATATGCCACATCTGTGTTTGTCCACAGACTTGTTGATGAACTGATACCAAGTGAATAGGTAATTCCATACCCAACGTCACCTTCGGTAATATCACGACCAGCCACATATGCTCCTTAGTTAGAAAATTAGTTGAGCAGTTTGAATCCAATGCTCAGGGATTAGTATTATGCTCCGATTGTTGTAAAGTCTTGTGCCTCAAATAACTGGTAAACAATGTTAGCATTAAGTGTTGGCCAAGTGTATCTACGGGTATTGTCAGTTAGGGTGGCATCTCCGCAAAGATAAAATCCAGTACCATTTGGCGCAACAAAACCAGCAGTACTGTAGTTTGTTGAAGTGGTACCAGAACTTGTACCTGCTTTATTGGTATAAAAGTTATTGCCTAACATATATGTACTTGATGTTGCAGCACCTGATACACCCATACCTAAGAATATAAGCATTGCTCCACTGCTAAATATTCTTTTTGTATTTTGTCTTGCTCCAGGTCCACCTTGAACGCCAAGCAAATCCCAACCCGTGCTTGCCCAAGTAATGCCATCCGAAGAAGACCAAACAATTCTAGTTCCTATATCTACAGTAAACCATTTGCCGTGCCAAGTGCTATAGTGCATTCCGATTGCCGAGTTAAGCAATGGTGTTACAGCAGTCCAAGTAATACCATCTGTTGAGTAAATAACTTTACCACCTGTAGTACCACCCACATATTTACCATTAGCCCAAGCCATATTTGTAATAGAATCTGTGCCAGCATTTGATGTTCTTGATGTCCAAGTAGTTCCATCTGGAGATGAATATAAAATGCCGTTTGCACCAGCAGCAACATATTTAGCAGTTGCTGTTGGTGATGATGCCACACAGTACAAATCATTTCCAGCGGCATTTAGTGTAAGCGTCCAACTTGTACCATTTGCACTAGAACCAATTTGAGTTCCTAAACCAACAATAACATATTTATTTGTTGCTGCAGTTGCTTCATAACATCCATCTACAACGCTAGTTAAACCTGTGCTTGATGCCGACCAAATTCCAGAAGTTCCTGGAATTGCAGAAAGCAATGCTCTCTGTATAGTTGCTGTTGCTGAAATGTTATATATATAAGTGCCGTCTGTAAAGCAACTAATCATTGCCGTTGCTGAAGGTAATGTACCTGAACCAGCATTTGATGGAAAGTTTGGTGAGTACACCATTGAGTTTGTTGTTGCTGTTGGCTTAAAAGGAACGCTTGTAAAACCTGCACTGCTTTGAGATGTTGCGCTGTATCTAACGCTAATATCAGTTCCACCAATTAAACAACCTGGAAGTGCAAGTGTGTTGCTAGTTCTAAGAGCATAGTATTTAGATGTAGAAGTTGTAGATGTATCTATATCTACATATCCTCTAATGTTTGAACCAGTCACCACGCTAAATACTGGGGTGGATGATTTAGCATAAGGGATTAGTTCACCACCAGAAGTGGCATTAAGTTTATTTACAGCCATTATGAAATCTCGCTTCCAAATGATGAGAATGAAAGGTTGGCAGTTGAAGCATAAACAGTGATTACATCTGTTGCTGCAAGAGTAATACCTATAGTAAGCATAGTTGAGTCATTTGCTGCAACCGTAGAGTCATAAGCAATATAGTGCTCATTGGATAATGTAGCACCAGCAGGTCGGATAGCAATACGATATGTTGCTGCTGTAGCAGCGCGGTTACATACAACAATAGTAGATACAACTGCTTGAGTTGCAGCAGGTATTGTGTCCAACGTTGTGTTTGTTGTTGCTGCTGGGGCTACTTGCCCTAGTACTTTATATGTTGTAGCCATTATGCTCCCATTGTCATTAGTGCTGTTGGTGTAACGCTATCTGCTACCTCTGCATCTGTAGCCATAACTGTGGCTGTTGATGCTAGGTTTGCTAGGTCTCTTGCTTTACTCATTTGAGGTATCCTCTTCTAGTACTGGAGATGTAAAATTAATTCCATCCCAAGTGTCGCCAATGCCAGCATACTTGCCGCCAAAATTAGCGTTGTAAGATGTTTTAATCCAAGTTCCTCCTAAACCAATTTCATTGGCTAAGTAATCTTGTCCTCTATCTTCAAATTCATTAGGAACAACTAAGACACGAATAACTTTATTACTTGAATCTATCTCCGCAAAATGTGCCATTATGCTAACCATTCCAATCTGCAATATCCTGAACCACCAGCGCCACCAGCGCGAGCACTGCTAACTCTATTAGCACCTGAACCACCACCGCCTGTATTGGCTTTACCATTTGATCCAGCGGTATCGCCACCGATTGATGAAGCACCGCCACCTGAACCGCCAGGCAATGCTGAACGATAAGCACCTGCTCCACCGCCACCAAAACCTAATAAACCTGCGCCACCTGCAGATGAGTTCACGTCACCAGCACCACCTTGGTTTGCAACGTGTCCACCTGAACCGAATCCAACTGATGCTCCTGGAGTACCCATTGCTCCACCTATAGTTGCAGCACTAGAACCACCACCTGCACCCCCACCGCCACCTGATGGAGCATCTGTTGTTGTTGCTGCACCACCACCTGAGCCACCTGTGAGACCAGCCTGAGTAGCAGTACCACCTCCACCACCGCCACCTTTAGCAGTTAGTAGAACACCAAAAGTTGAATCTGTTCCTGTTGTACCTTGAGTACCAGCGGTTGTACCACCTGCACCACCAGCGCCAATTACAACGCTGTATGAAGTTCCTGGAACAACGGTAAGTTTACGAACTAAAACATCTCCACCACCACCACCGCCACCATTGCCAGCAGTGGCAGCGCCTCCGCCACCTCCGCCCCCCGCAACAAGAAAGACATCTACCGCATAAACATTTGCTGGTGCAACCCAGGATGTTGTGCCAGAAGTAAATTCTTGAGTATAAGATAAAATGCTACTAGAAGGTGCTGGGAATACTGAATAACCCATCTTAGTTTATCTCCACTCCGCTGATATGAAAGTTAACTGTAATTGCTGATGCAAAACCAGCAATAATCTTAGTTGTAGCAAGGACCTGCTTAAGGTCAAATGTTGCTGTTGAGTTAGCAGCAATGGCTGCGGTCTTGAATAAGTCAACTCCATCAAGAGTGATAGTAAATGTACCAGCAGATGCTGCTGAGTTAGTGACTACAATATTAGTGACTACTGTAGTCGTAGATGATGGGACTGTATAGAGTGTTGTACTTGATGTTGCTGCTGCTGTTCTAGCCAGCGCCTTGGATGTTACAGCCATTAGTTACTGTTTCCTTTTCTTAGATATATGCGCCCATAATAATCATTGTCTGATTATCTTGGACTGTTGTATTTGTTACATAAGATGATAGGTCTACTGCTCCCCAGGCTAAGCCTGTAGCAGTTGTTGAGTCAGCCTTAAGAAAGTATCCATTAGTTCCTACAGTTAATTTTCCAACTACGTCGGCAGATGTACCTACAAGAAGGTCGCCCTTTGCATCAATGATTGTTGGGCTGATTACATTAGCCAAATCAAATGCTGTGAATGTAATTACATCAAGAATATCTCCAGCAGTTAATGCTGCAAGACTTGCAATAGAAGTACCGTTGGTTGCTACATAATCTGTAGTGCGAGCAAGAAGTACACCATTGAGGTATACCTGCTCTTTGCCTACGATGTATGAAAGTGTGAGTCCATTGTCATCAAGTCCAGACTTTGAAGTTTCTCCACCAGTTGCTGTATAACGATAGCGATAGATGTCCGCTGTAGATGAGATTGAACCCCAAGCAGAGCCATTCCAGGCAAACATAGTATTACTTACTGAGTTCCAATAAAGAGCACCAGTAAGAAGAGCGTTGCCATCATTATCTAAAGTTGGTGGTGTTGACTTGGCACCAAGATAGCGGTCATCAAAGTTATCATAAGTAGTAGCAGCGGCAGCAGCGGAGGCTGCAGCAGCACTAGCAGAACCAGCAACTGTATCTACATAAGCCTTAGTAGCAGCGTCTGCAGTATTAGTTGGTGTTCCAAGATTTGTCACCTTAAAGCCACCAGCAGCAAGGTTGCCAAGCAACGTTCCACTTGTTCTATTAAGGTATGAGCCAGATAGGTCTACTGCTCCAGTTAAACCATCAACTGAAAGAACTGAGTCTGTAGGAGTTAAGAGTTCATTCCAATTAGAAAGTGTACTTGCAGGAATTGCCCGCTGAATGAATGACTTATTTAAGTCAGTACGGATTGCAATATCACCAATGCCATCTGGCAGTGCAAGCATTGCAGCCTGTGAAGATACTACAAATACTTCTGCAACAGCAGTTGCTGGGATATGGTCAAAGGGAATCTTGCCACTTCCATCAAGAGGAGCGATACCATTTGCTACACCCTTTTGATCCGTAATATATCCAAGAGATACAGCATCACCGCTGCTAGTTGGGGTAGCAAGATTTGTAATTTTTTGGCTATTTGCAGATACTGAGCCAGTTGGTGCTGCCATCTGGTCTAATCGATTTGTGCGGACCTGTGTATCAAAATTTGAAATAGTAGATGCAGTTTGTGTGCCAGTGTGATTTCCACGAGCAAGCGGGTCGGTTGCTAATTTAGATAAAGCGATTGCTGCAGAAGCATTGATGTCAGCATTTACAATAGTTCCATCTACTAAGTCAGCAGAGGTAATAGTTCCACCAAGAGACAGTTTGCTATAAGCAATGCCAGCAGATGCATTTACATCAGCATTAACAATAGTGCCATCGGCAATCATTGTTGAGGTAACTGTTCCAGTATCTGCAACCGTTACTGCTGTGCCTGAAATTTTAGTTTTGTCAATAGCGGCAGAAGCATTAATGTCAGCATTAAGGATTGTGCCATCAAGAATCATTGTGCTAGTTACAGTGCCAGTATCACTTGTTTTAACAAGGGTAGCACTTGTAGGAATAGTTGTACCATTAATAGATGTGGCTGTGGCTACACCAAGGGTTGGTGTTACAAGGGTTGGGCTAGTAGCAAGTACTACTGAACCAGTTCCAGTTTCATCTGTAAGAGCAGCAGCAAGGTTTGCACTAGATGGGGTAGCAAGGAATGTTGCTACGCCTGTGCCTAATCCAGATACACCAGTTGACACTGGCAATCCAGTTGCATTTGTAAGCACGGCAGCAGATGGAGTTCCAAGTGCTGGAGTAGTTAAGGTTGGGCTAGTTAAAGTTTTGTTAGTTAATGTTTGAGTTCCAGTAAGAGTTACTGCTCCAGTAATTGTATTACTTGCAGTATCAATTGTCTTATTAGTAAGAGTCTGTGTATCTGTAGTTCCCACTACGGAACCAGTTACACCGTGAACTGTATGAGTTCCTGTGCCATCATTATAAGAAGAAGATGCCTCAATGTGTAGGTTGGCTTCACGGTAATCTCTACCAATTGCCATATGGCGTACTTGAGCACCAGCAGAGTGGGCTACACCAGTAGAACCATCTCTACCGCGAACAATAGTAAGTGTGTTGGTTGATACTGCCGATACATCTACAATTTCTTCAAGGGCTGTATCTGGGTCAATCACCACCGTAAAGATTTCACCAGCAGAGATTGTAACTCCACCTAGAAGGGATGTTCCAGATACTACAGTTGCTGTAGTTCCAGAAGAGGTTAACGCTGCAGATAATGTAGTCTGTTGTGAGCGTGAGGAGTATTTACGTGTTGTCATTTATTTACCTATCGGCTGTAGTGGACGCGGATTGGATACAGATTTTGCTGTCTTTGAGTTTCCTCATTAAGACGTTGTGTATATAGTGCGTATAGTTGTTTTGTTGCAGTTTGTGAAGCACCATAAGGACGTTTGCTATCTGTCTCATCTGCTTGTGGGCTAACTTGGCCAGCACGTGCAGGGTCAAGGTAAGTAAGCAAACGATAAGAAGCACCAAGAACAATCAAATCTTTACAGGATTCTGGCAAGCCAGTTTGTGTTGAGTGGTCTTGTGCGTTATTTGTATATGCAACTGGGTTATTAGAATAGATAATCATTACAGTTCTGCCAGGAGTAATATAATCTACAATAGTTACTGT